GTGCATGCTAATGTACTCCTATCTAGCCCACAAAGGTTTGTCATCACGTGTTTCCCTCCTAAATGATGGAGACGACTGTGTACTGATAATGGATAGGAAGGATCTAGACGCTTTCAATGAGGGTCTAGACTCTTGGTTTAGAAAGGTTGGCATTACAATGACGTGTGACGGAACGTATTGGAATTTGGAAGATATAGAGTTTTGCCAAGCCAGGCCAGTGATCATCGACGGGAAGCCCGTGTTGATACCTAGGCCCACCAAGAGATTGTACTCAGATCTCGTGAGTACCAAAGATCTTGCTTCACCAAAAGTGTTCAAGAAATGGTTCGGAGCTGTTGCGGGCTGCGGACTGGCATGTTCTTCTGGCGTGCCAATATTTCAAGAATACTACAAGTGGATTGCTAGGGGTGCCAAACCATGGATACCACCGGAAGGTAGTTACTATTACAGGTACCGCTACCGCAAGATAAGGGATCTGACGTACAGGGATAGCCGGATATCCCCTTCCACGCGTTTGAGTTTTTATTTCGCTTTCGGCATTACACCAAATGAACAGGTGATCATCGAGAACTATTTCTTTGATTTATCACCTTTCACTTGGTCAAAACCACAACCTTGTGGTTCGCATATTCTCGACCCTGCTCAATATTTAGTTCCACCTGAGCAGGGATCGGATGAATACGCCCAATAAAGCCGTTATGGTAGACGTGTTAGAGTACGCTCGACCGCGCCCGACAGGATTGTTATGTGCCGTCTGGTTACGACGGAGAGGATCAATGAGCCCTTAGATTCTCTCCCTACGCTTTCAGGCATTAAGTGGGAGGTTTATTGAAACCAGGTTGCTAGTCCGAGTGCCCGCTAGATTCGACGAGAATCCAGAAAGTTTGAACTAGAGGGCGATCGGCGTGACACGGATTGATGCATCCCAAACGCTTAAACCAAGGCATTACTAACAATAAAAGAAACCAAAACAAACAAAACAAAACAAAACGCGCAAATCCCAACGCTACACGCGGGATTGCAAATCCGAGG